TTAATGACCACCTACCTTTCTTAGTCCCATATTTCCATTTGATCTAGTAGCCCAAATGAAACCTTGTGCATCACCAATTTGTAATTCGTTTTTTACAACAGCTTTTTCTATATACAAAGCTTTATTATTGACATAAGCTATCCTGGAGCTGCCTTCCAAAAAGTCTACAGATGTGTTGGTAATACGCACCTTAAACGGATTGTCCTCTTTTCCCAGTTCAATACAGGGGTCTCCGTTTTCGTCTGTAGTCATAACAATATATGCAGTCTTTTTCCCCAGGTCATTGACTGCATTATTGAGATTTTCAATAGCACTATCCACTTCATTTACTGTTCCGGACAGTTTATTCAGTTCATTAGCTGCATTGTTCAGATTCTTTTCCACAGCACCTAAATCAAATTGCCATCCTGTGGAGTTCTGTGTTAAAACCGTAGAACCATTCTGGTCTTTTACCATGGTACAAATAGAATCTGATAACTGCTTGATTGTGGATTCACTAATGGAAAGCCGGTTCTCATTTTTCTTCGCCAGGTCGGAAGCATCTTTTGCCTGTTTCTGTGCTTCATCTGCAGAAACCTGTGCGTTTTGGGTATCTTCTTCCATCTCATCCATCTGTTTCTTAACCGTCTGGGTAATGGAATCCGACTGTACCTGAATAGCCGCATCTGTTTCTTCCTTTGTGTAATACCCTCCAAGTGTCTGCGTAACTTCGCTTTTCTTTGCCCTTAACTCAATTTCCTCTGCATTCTGTCTGATACTGGTCTCTGCTTCCGTTACCCGGACTGCAAGGGCGTCTGCATCTGCCTGGGCTTTGTCTGCGGCAATCTTGGCTTCCTCTGCCTGTTTCTGTGCTTCATCTGCGGCGGCAGTTGCTTTATCCGCTGCCGATTGTGCGGTAGCGGCATCTGTTTTGGCTTTATCTGCAGTAGCCTGGGCGGCGGCGGCTTCCGCATTGGCTTTGTTTGCTGCCTCCTGGGCTTTTATAACAGCTGCTTGTGCTGCTTCCACTTCCTCTGCAGTAGCATCTACTTTCGAGGTGACGTTCGCTAGGTTCTGTTTAGCAGCATCCAAATCAGTCTGGGCAGCTTCTGCCTTCTTAGCAGCTTCGTCTGAAGCATTCTGTGCTGCAAGAGCTTTCTGTGCCGCCTCCTGGGCAGTTGCCTGAGCTGTTACTGCATTAGATACTGCCTGATCTGCTGTGCTCTGTGCTTTTGCAGCCGCTTGTGCTGCAGCATCTGCGGTCTGTTGGGCAGTAGTGGCATTCCCTTTTGCCTCCTCTGCTACTTTCTGTGCAAGTAAGGCTTTATCCGCTGCATCATTGGCGGTCTGCTGGGCTGCCCCTGCATCTGTCACTGCCTTATCTGCTGCAGTCTTGGCACTGTCTGCTTTTGCTGTTGCATTGACCGCGTCTGTCTTGGCTTTCTCCGCCTCCTTTGCCGCTTCATCTACTGCCTGCTGGGCCGCCAGAATATCTTCCTCTGTAGCATCCACACGCCCCTGTACACTAGCCAAATCCTCTTTTGCCGCCTGCAAATCAGCCTCTGCTTTATCTGCTACGCTTTGTGCGGTAGTTGCCGCTTCTTTTGCCTTATCCGCCTCACTTTGGGCTGACGCTGCCGCCTGTTTTGCTGCATCTGCTGCCGCTTGGGAAGCTACTGCATCCTGAGATGCCGCATCTGCTTTTTTCTGTGCATCTGTTGCGGTCTGCTGTGCCTGAGCTGCTAAATCAGCTGCATTATTTACTGTTTCATCTATTTTCTGTACCTTTGACGCTGTAGAGGATAGCCCTGCCGCATTCTGGGATATCTGGGTTTGCAGGTGCGCTTCTGTCTCAGTAAGGTCTGTTTTTCTGGCATAGTCTGCTTCCATGGTCTGAGACAATGTATCTAGGCTGTCTCCAAGAGAATCAATTTCTTTCTGAGCCTGGGCGGCATCCGCTTTGGCTGCCTGGGCAGTGGCACTGGCTGCTTCGGATAAACTTTTTGCTTCCCCTGAAGTAGTTACCGCACCTTCTGCTTTTTGCACTGCACTGTCCGCTGTGGTCTGGGCTATGCCTGCTGCCTCCTTGGCATCTGCCGCATCTTTTTCTGCATTCTGGGCGGACTGCTTTGCTTCCTCTGCCTTTTTCTCTGCGGTATCCGCTGCCAGGTAAGCATTGTCCGCCGCTTCCTGTGCTTTCTTTACTGTTGTTTCTAATGAAGCAACACTTTCTACTACCTTTCCTACAGAAGTTTCTGCCGCATCTGCTTTCTTCTGTGCTTCTGTTGCTGATTGAAATGCGGTATCTGCAGATTGCTTTGCAGAATCTGCTGCCGTTTTGGCATCTTCTGATTGCTGCAATGCGGCTTCTGCCTGTTTCACCGCACTGTCTGCCTTTCCTTTGGCTGCATTTGCTGCATTCATGGCATTCTGTACAGAAACCGTATTCTTGGCAAATTCTTCTGCCAGTTCCTGCACCTTCTGGGAAATACCGCCTTCCTTGATAATATGCTCCCCTAGAGTTGCTTTTTGTTCTTTGTTGGTAATAGATGTTTCAAACTGTAGAACTCTGGTAGATAAATATAAACCGCCTTCATCATCAATAACATTAATTCTGTCACCGATTCTAATATTGTCTGGAAATCTGGTAATATCTACTTCATAGTTTACTTCCAGATCACAAATTTCTTTTAATTTACTCACCGCTCGGTTGCAAAGTTCTGACTGGCTAAGCGTGTCATAGCTAAATGCTTTTACAATATGTCCAACATCTTTCTCTTTGTTTGGTTCTTTTGGATAAAGATACCTACTCCATTTTTCCAGTGCTTTTCTTGAAAGCAATTTCGTACCGCTTACATAAAAATCCCCGTTATCATAAGAATAACCACTGAGTGTAATAGGATGTTGTTCTTCCTCTTCATGCCCTTCTGCTGGTTCTGGAATGCCTCCCGTAACTTCCAGGGCGGTTGCCAGGTTCGCAATGGTCTTTTTCGTAACAATGCTGTCTATTTCTTTGTTTAATCTAAGCTGGCATCCTATGTCATGTCCGCGTTTTTTATGGATATTGATATACTTTCCTGTGATATCCATGCCCTTAATAGTAAAGCTATAGGAGATTTCACAGTTATCAAACTGTGTGGCAACACTGGCCAGACGTTCTGTTGCAGTGCTTTCCCCATCCCAGCTTAATTTTCTTTTAAGGTCTGGAATCTCATTGATGCCAATGACAAAACCGGAATCAAAGGAAAATTTCTGGATGTAATACCGGATAGGATATGCCTGATCCGCTTCGTATGGACCCGTCACTTCATTTAACAAATCCAGTCCTGCGTCTTCTGCATACAGATGTAATTCCTGTGCTTTGGTGTCGTATTCCGATTCTATGATGGTATAAAATTCATTGTCACTGCCCTGTTTACGGAGAATATAATTTCCCACCATGGCATCTGCCTCCAGTTTCTGTCTGGAAGCACCGCTACAGGAAATCTTACATTCAAAAGACGCTACACCGGTTTCCACATCTTCTATTTTTAAATCGTCTGTAATCGTAAGGCCTTTTTTTAGATTCGTACTGGCAAGGCCTAAGATATTCATTTTTCGGTCTGCAAAATAGATAATCATAAAAACACCTCTCTGTAGCGCACTTTAAAAGCAGGGGCATACTCTGCCGGAACCCAATCTGAATAGGTGAATCCTATCTGGTTTAGCCCAGGTGTAAGGCAAAATCCTTCCCAGTCATTCCCAAGAGCTCCCAGGGACTGGTTCAGAACACCATTTAGATAAACATTTCCCTCCTGGCAGTCCGCTTCCAGCACATCATTAGCGCTGAATTTATTCGGTATGTCCTTCCAGGTCTGGCAGTTATTCTTTACAAACTTGGCGGAATACAGTCCGTTAAAAGAAAGCCTTGGTCTGTCTGCATACTGCAAAAAAACAAAGGTAATTTCATGCACTGCCATATCCTTGATAGCGCTGCTTCGGAAGGTTCTCGTGATGCCACCCAGATTAAATGTTACGGTATCTCCCGTTTTCGTGATTGTTGAAGCAATTCCCGCTTGGAATCTCTGATTTCCATAAGAAAAGTCCACATCAACAGTCTCTACTGCTGCCCCATTGACACAAAAAATAAGTTTCCCGCTCTTTCCATTAGAGCCCTTATATAAAAAAGCTCCGGCCACAATCTTTCTTCCCTGCCCGCTTCCATTCACCAGAAGAGCCTGAAAGCCTCCGCACTGGGAAACGCCGGCACTGCCGGAACCAATGGATAGCTTATGGGAATAGGATAGCTGTCCATTGACTGCTCCTGTTACCCCTGATGCATCCTGAGGGAGCTTCCTTGTGATAGATGGACCATGCCAGCCAGAGCCGCTGCCAAAATTGGAGGCAGTAAGAAAATAAGTCTCCGGCACATCTGCAATATACTGGCTAATGGGAAGATTACTGCAGGCCGTCTCCGGCAGAACCCCGGCGCTTCCTCCTGTGCTGTCTGTCCGCACTGTTTTGAATTTGATTCCCGTCAAAGCGCTGGCAGATGCTGAAAGCCCCGTAACTGTCACAGAAAGATTCACTGTATGTGCAGTTTTTCCTCTCCAGAACTCCGAAGATTTTTTAATGGTAAACGTCCGCCAGGAGCCTCCTAAATAGATTTGCCCCTGCAATGCATAAGGAGGGCCAAAATAAGACCCTGTATTCTTCAAAGATGCAGTAACCGTCACTGTAACCTTTACAGAATTGGCATTGCGGCTGGTTGCCTTTGCGGTTATGGAATAATAAAACACAGGGGAACTCTGGGCCGTTGCCTTATTGCTAAGGAGTGTCCCGGAAGTATCTTTTGGCGTGGATGGCACTGCATAAGAAGCAATCCCCATTCCCACGCTTCCTGTCTGTACTGCACCGGAAATCAGCCCCACACTTCCGTTTTGTGCCCACTGGGACTGTGCTGCACTTCCCCATCCAGATGCTCCTTCAAATCCTGCACTGACTAAGGTCTGTGATTTCTGATATTTTTCTTCTGTATCCACCTCATCCGGGTCCCCAAGCTGTATAATCTTCTTCGTTTCATTAAAAAAAGCAACAAACCCACAGTCTCCCTTCCCTGTAAGGGAATTGGATGCCGAACCATCTGCACTGGTATCTGTTTCCCTGTAAAAGTCTGCTTCCAGGACAGGAAAGGATTTATATGTACCATGGTAGTCCAGCAAGATGCTTCCCTGAAGCATATCCGGTATGGCTTCATATTCCACTACTGAGTACTTAAATGGATCCAGACACAGGAATTCCAGTTCTCCTACTACTGCATTTCTGCCCGGTTCTACCTCCTCAATCAAAGAAGGGGTACCAATAAAATATTTATCCGGCTCATCCCGGAAGATAAGCTGTGCATCCTCTGTGTTTAAAATCCCCCCTAATTTATTATAGGCTTCCCGGAACTCTTCATTAGACTGTGTGACAAGTTGGTATTTTACCGTTATGATGCGTTTCTGATATCTCCTGGATTTCCTTGCCGAGCCGTCCCTGATGCCTGTATGGTAAGATTCTATCTCAGGAGACAGTGCCTCCCTCCCGGATACGCTTAAAGTTCTGTAGCCTGGTATCAGCTCTTCCAGGTACTCACCGTTTATCTGCATGGCTTCGGAAGGCAGTTCCATGCCTTCCGCCGCTTCTGTGATGTCTACAAATCTGTACATACTGCCCTCCTTATAAGATTCCATGTTTTCTGCTGTTTCTTCTCTGGCGTTTGTCCAGTTCCGCTTCGGTATATGGCGCAATCACCCTTGCGGTTTCTTTTCCGTCAATTTCTACCGGTACAATGATGGTGTAATTTGCATCATAGTCATAGAGAAAGCTTTCATCCAGTCCAATCTCCCCACCAACAGCACACAGCTTCATATCACCGAACTCTTTGATTTCCGGAATGTCAATAAGCCTTGCCGCCATTTTGCGAACTTTCGGAATCAGATTCTGCATCCCCTTCACCAGTCCCAGGCCAATATATTCCCCATCTTCTATGGTTGTTTTTGCCGGACTGGCAATCCTTGCCTTTGCCCGGATGGCTGCATCTGCCGCGGCGGCCAGTGCGGATGCGGCGGCCTGGACAGCCCCAATCTGAGAGCGAAGGCCATTTGCCAGTCCACTCCCAATATAAACGCCACAGGAATAAGCGCGTGGCTGTGCCGTATTCATGGTAGCTATCATAGCATTTATGGCTGTGCTTGCTGTTGCCGGAAGCCTGGACAGTTCTGTCTTTGCCCCCTGGTTTACATTCTTTCCAATGCTTGTGCCGGAAACTTTTGCTTTCTGCTCTGCATTTTTTAATGTTCTCAGCATCTGTTGTACTGCCCGCTCCGTAACAGTGCTAAGCTGTTGCAAAGCGGTGCCAACAGAACTGCTTATTACAGTAAGTCCCTGAATGGATGTTCCGGCAGACCTGGCTTTTGAGGCGGTCATCTGAAAAGCCTCTCCTGCTTGATTTACTGCTCCTGCCAATACCCCGGCTACTGCCACAGATGCCAGAAAAGAGGCCTGCAGGGTATTAAGAGAGGTTGTCATGACCGAAAGACCTGCTGCGGACGCTATCATAGACGCCATGGCTGTTGCCACCCCCTGGGCAAATACCTGTACCGCAGCACCAGCCTGCGTCATAAGCGGGGACAAAGTTGGAAGGACTGCTGTAAGCGGAGTAATTGCCCCAGAAAGTCCTGTTAAGGCAGTGACTGCAATCGTTCCATTGTCTGAAACAGCAGTCAGACCATTTCCAAAACTTTTCATACCACTTCCTGCCTCTGCCAGACCTTTTGATTCTGCTGTAATCTTCCCAACGCCAATCGCAACCGCTCCAAGGGAAGCGCCAAGATCTAACAGGTTCAGCCCTACAATAATCTCCAATCCCTGTGCCATCTGTTTAAAGCCTTTTCCAGCATTCAGGGCGGAGTTTCCTACAGATTCAATGATTCCGGCAATAGAATCCAGGACTCCTGAAATGGCATCCCCGACACTGGTTACGACATCTGAAATCCCCTGAAAGACATCCTTTATGGTATCCCCAAGCTGGGATACCAGCTCTGTAAGGCTTTCCAGTATGGGGCTTACCTGGGAAACCAGATTGGAAAATGCCTCCATAATACTCTGGACAGCGTCTGATACCGCCTGCACCATCTTCTGTACCTCCGGCATAAACGGTGCGATTGCCTGGACAATCTGTACCACTGCATCTGAGACAATAGAAACACACTGGGTAAAACACTGTGCAATGACCTGGATTGTCTGCCCTACTGTACTGGCAATCTCTGCCATAACCGGAGCAAAAGGAGCAAACGCCTGTACAATTCTTACGATTGCATCTGAGACAATGGCAAAGCATTGGGTAAACAAGTTCCCTATGGTTTCTATGATCGGCTGTACTGCGGTAATAATCTGGCTGGCTGCTGTTCCGATGGCCTGTACCACAGCCGCAAAAGCAGTTCCAAGGGCTGTTACTAATGGAGCTAATTGTGCAAATGCGGAGGCAATGGTGGGAAGTACCGGAGCCAGTATTAAAAATGCATTCGCTACCGCTGTAATGGCAGTGGACAGAACAGTGCTAAAAGCATTCCCGATTGCTTCCACAAGTGGCGCTACATTTCCTATGGCAGTTCCGATTGCCTCTACAAAAGGCGCTGCATTGGCAAAAGCAGTTCCGATAGAACTAATAACAGTAGCCACACCAGCCCCTTGAGAGCCAAGTAAGGCAAAAGCGGCGGCCACTACAGCAACTGCTGCCCCCAAGGCAAGGATATTGACAGGGTTTGCGATTTTAAGCGCAACTCCAAGTCCCCGAAAGGCGGTAGATAATCCGGTTCCGATTCCTTTCGCTGCAACAGATATGGAAGTACCCAAAGTTTTTATTGTCTGAGCCACCCCTTGTAAAGCATTCCGTACCCCAGTTCCAATTCCCTTTGCCGCTGTGTTAATTCCCTGTCCTGCTGCCTTCAGACCGTTTCCAATACCAGCCGCCGCCTGGGATATAACAGACTTTGATTTTCCCACACTCTTTGCAGTTTCTCCCAGTGCATCTTCTGTATTTTTTTTAAATGCTTTAAATGGATTAAAACTTTTTAAAAATCCAAATGTCTTACTAAATGCTTTGTATCCGATTACTCCACCTAAAATTGGCAGAACAGAACCCAGGTCAATTCCTGTGATAGCTTCTTTTATTCCATTTCCAAGAGCTTTTGCAATCTCCCATCCAGCACTTGCGATTTGTGGAGCTGCCTGTTTAATGCCATCTATCAACGTCCTGATGATTTCCGCCCCTGAGTTTATCAGGACAGGAATATTTTCACCAATCCCCTGCAAGAATGCTGTCACTGTCTGGATTCCAGCTTCTAAAATCAGTGGTAAATTTTCAAGTGTTCCCTGAACCAACAATTTGATCAGTTCTATTCCCTTTTGCATAATCTGAGGAATATGATTGGAAATCCCCTGGATAAATGCTGTGATTGCATTGAATCCTACCACTGTAAGCTGTGGCAATATCCGAACTGCTCCCTGCGCCAGATTTTCTAAAATTCCCATTCCAAGAGTTAAAATCTGTGGCAGCTTTGTTTGTATGTTGCCTATAAATCCATGGATGATATCTGAAGCGGAATCTACAATCAAATCTGCATTTGCCAAAATCCCCCTTGATAGCGCATCTAAAAACTGCATTCCCGTTACCAGTAGTTGAGGAAGCGCATTTAAAATACTATCCGCAAAAGTAGCTACTAATTGAATAGCCGCAGGCATCATCATAGGAAGGTTCGCTATAACGCCTTGCACCAATGCATGGATAATGGAAACGCCTCCGTTTACTACAGCCGGAAGGTTGACTGTGACCGCCTGCATAAAACCAGTAAGAAGCTGTGCCCCTGCACTCATAAGAGCCGGAAGTCTGCTCAGGATAGAGGATATCAGACCCTCTATAATTTGCGGTCCCTTTCCAATAGCTGTCTGAATCATGGTATCTATCTGCGAAGAAAACTGACGGTTCACTAGCCCAAGGCCAGCTAATACCAGGCCTAAGATTGCTGCCGGTCCCAGAGAGGACATAGCAAGATGCATCACCGAAGCCATCCCCGAAACCATGCGGTTCATGGTTTCCATACCTACGCTTGCTGATGCCTGTATGCCTGTTCCAATTCCAGAAGCAACACCTTTAAAAATCCCCTCCAATGGTGATGCAATCGTAGAAGCTCTGTCTACAAATTTTCCAATAGCACTTCCACCTTTTTTCAGGCTTTTTGAAATCGTATCCCCCATTCCTGAAATTTTATCTCCTGTTTTTGCAAATTTCTCCCAGACTGCAATCCCTTTATCGGATAAATTTTTCGATACAGCTTCTAACGCATAAGCAATCTTCCCTCCATAAGCGTCCACTGCATCTCCCGCTTTCTTAAAAGCAGTATCAATACTCTTAACACCTCTTTTGGCATTCTTTTCCAAGGAATCAAAACTAATGCTTCCTATCTTCTTGCCAACTCCCGCTATAATATCAGAGGTCTTCCTGGTAACTGTCTGCACACCGCCCATAACACTGTCAAAAGAAAGTCCAAATGATTCCGCTCCTGCCGATAAGGTATCAAAGGCTTTGATTCCCCCGATTGCCATAATGGCACTTCCGGCTACAGTACCAAAAGATACCATGGATGCCTTTAATTTATCCACTGTAATGGATGCTGCCAAGGCTTCTCCGTCAAATTCAGAGATACAGTCAATAACCTTTTCAATACCTCCAATAGATAGTTCCGATAATTTATCAAATGCCGGCTGCAATTTATTGCTCACTGTTTCCATCAAACCGCCCATGGCTTCATCCACAGACTTGTAGGACGTGGCCAGCTTAGTAAACGCATCATTCGTTCCTACTCTGGCAATTGCATCAAAGAAAGCATCTGTTTCAATGGTGCCAGCCTGGACATCTTTTACCAACTGACTGGTACTTTTCCCCATTTCTTTTGCGACTGCCGCAATGCCTGCCGGTGTCTGTTCCAGTATCAGTTTAAAATCTTCCCATGCTACCTTTGGTTTTGCCGCCATCTGTGTTGCCTGCTGGGAAAGGGTTTTCATGGCCTGGGTAGGGCTTTCTGCTGCTGCTGCCAGACCGCCAAAACCTTTTACCAGCTCTGTACAGTTTTTCGTTCCTACTGCTGCCAACTGGCTATAGGTTGTTGCCATATCAGAAGCACTGTAAATGGTTGCGGTTGCAAAATCCTGTAATTCTCCTTTTATCTGCTTGATTTCCCCTGAACTTTTCCCCAGCATTCCCATGTTCCCTTCAAAGGTTTTCCATGCTTTGCTGGAAGAATTCAGCTCCCCTACCATCTCACTGATGCCATTATTTACCACTTGAAAAGCTTGTTGTCCGATTCCTGTAAGGATACCGAACCCCAGGCCACTGCTAACCTTGCTGCTAAGACTATCAACAACGCTTTCGGCGCTCCGAAATGCCCTGGAGAAGCCACTGTCTGCTGCTGATAAAATTGCTTTTACAGAAAAACTCTCTGCCATGTCACTTCTCCTTTTCTCTTAAATACTTCTTGATGGCCGCAAACTCGTCTGTTGTTTTTTCTCCCTCTGCTTTCTTAATCATACGGGAGTAATTGAAAAATTTATCAAAGGTGGAATATACCGGCTTTTTCCGGTTCTTTCCTGCTCTTTTCATGGCTTTCACTCTGAAATTCTGAAAAGCCTGCTGGTGCAGCCAGAACATCCGGTCTACATCCTGCAGCTCCTTTGCTTTGCACATGAGCCTCCACTCTTTTAAAGTCAGTTCATCCACTTGCTTTAAAGACGTAAAACCGTAGTACCGGAAACAACTGGTCGCAATTTTCTCATAAACCTTTTCAAAAGGCTTTACTGGCTCTGCTGTTCTTTTTTCTGCTGTTCTTTTTTCTCCTGTTCTTGCTTCTCCTGTACTGCTTTCTCGATATCCAGAACTGCCCTCTTTGTACAGTTCGACTTCTTTAAAAAATCCAGCACATCCTGAAATACCTTGTCAATATCTGTATTTTCGTCTTCCAGAAAGTCCTCAATCTGTTTTTTGGTAAGTCTTGGGTCTTTCCCTTCATTCATGGCATCCAGTGTCAGAATCAGAGTTTCAATATCTCCATCCATAAGGTCTGCCACCAGATATGTAAGCCCGGTATCTCTTTTCAGGCTGGTTCCTTTATATTCCACGCTGGCTCTCTGGTTCATCTTGCGCATAAACCCAATTCCTGCATTAAACTGATACACCTGTCCGTTAATTGTTAATTCCATCATAATTTTCATTCTCCTTCTTTTGCGATATCTTTAAATCCATACAATTCAATCATTTCCTGCTGTTCTACCGTAAGTGTTACTTCTCCGTCTACTCCAGTTCCTTCGATTCCAAAGGTCAAAGAACACTCTACATAATCTTCTGCCCCTGAAGTTTCTTCAAACTCTGTTACATATGCCTGATAATATTTTGCTTTAAACTTATTATCCTCAGTTCCAGGCTCTTTCAAATTAATTTTCCAAACTTCTACCTTGTCTCCATTGATAAGAGCTTTTTGCAGTTTATCTACCATTACATCCCCCTGTGCCAGAAGTGCTGTGGTAGTAATTTCAATTTCTACTGCTCCTGGAGTTCGGATTGGACCATCTTTGGTTTCTGTGGTATCTGCATCTCTGCTAATAGAAATACTGTTTTCTGTAGTAAAAGCCAGATGCGTAGCTGCCTCCTTCTTTGCATCAGCCAGCATCCTGTACATATAAACAATTTTCTTTCCAGATACCGCTTCTGCAAATAACTGTAATTTATATCTATTCATACCTGTTTCCTCCTAACTAAAAGCAAACTCCACTTCCAAAATCCCATGAAGAAGTGGAGTCTTTGTTGTAGTGTCTGTGATAATTCTCTGGTTCATATTTTTTACAAACCAAGAGTAATTCTTTGTTTTTTCTATCCTCCGGCACACAAGTTTGATTTCCCGCAGCATCTTTGATACTGTTCCCCGTTTCTTTGGGCTGCTGTGCCAGATATGGATAGAAGGGAATGCGCTGCCGATAACCTCTGTTTTTGTATTACGGTCTGTCTGCTGCATATCCCCAAGATATACAAAAGGATATGGCGTATTCTCTGGCGGAAGTTCCCCGTCAAATACGTCATATCCTAATGCTTTGATTTTTAATAGCAATTCTGTGAAGATTTCCTGCTGTGGGTCCATGGTGTCACCTCGTCAATTTCTTCATGTCATTTCGGAACTTAGTTTTCTGCTCCTCGAAGGCTGGCCGCATATAAGGCTGTGCTTTCATGTATCTGGTTCCATATTCCACATATCCTGCATATTCTGCTGTTGCTTCGGATTCTGCGGTTAAACCGTTGTCTCGTATTTCCAGTCCTACGCTTCTACGCAAGTTACCTGTGTCAATAGGAGCATTTCTCTGGGCTTTTGCCTGCATCTCCGCTCCGTTGTGGCGCACTACTTTCTTTACATCCTCCATAGCTACATTTCTTCTCAGCTTCTTTCGCAGCTTTTCCACGCCTACAATCTTTACTTTTGGCATCCCTGCACCTCCGATACAATAAACGTATGCTTTACCCTAAGCTTCCTGGAAACATCTACCTGGTAGATAGTCTCTCCAATGCGTATGCGGTTGAACGGGGCGTTATAATGATTTTGAAGCTGAATAGTAAGGCTTCCTTGCTTGATACTGCCATAGAGTAACTTTAACGTCTCTTCCCCTGTGTTTATAACAGATGCCAGGCGTTTTGTCTCCTGTATCGTATCTTCCCTGTAATCCCCTGTTTCTGGGTCATACTCCCCTGGAGTAATTTCCTGGAAATAGACTGGTGTATCGTATCTCATATCCAGAGAATCCCTCCTTTTGCCTCATCCTGGTTGTGGGCTTCTTTATATGCCCGTATATCGTCCATATAAGCCGTAAAATCAGATTCTTGGAAATTCTGGCCTTCTCCTTCTACCGTATGAGTAGAAAGCCCTTCTGAACCAATTCGATTATATCTGGCAATGGAGACTTCAATTATAATGTATTCCAAATCATTTCCAGGCTCCACACCTCCAAGAAGAACCTTTAGTCTGGATTGTGTAGAATCAAGAATCCAGGACAGTTTATCGTCCATGGATTCATCTTCTTCTAAAAGTCCAAGCATCTGCTTTAATTTTTTAAGCATACATACACCTTCTTAGGCTTTCGCTGTTACAACAGCTGTTCCTGCTTTCATTGCCTGGTACTCTGCATTACACTCCACTACAGTAATGTTTTTTCCTGTTTCTGCAGTAATATCTGCGGTTCCATCCCATACAGACCATGTTTTCACATTCTGTCCATACGCAACACTCACTTCTTCTTCAGAAATTTTATACTTGTATGTATTTCCACCTGTCTTTGAAGGAGTTACAGTAATTTTAGTATCTCCCTTCTCAGTACCTGCTGCAGACTGAACCGTAAGTTTTCCCAGCTTGGATTCTGCCTTTTCTAATTTTGCAAAAGCTTCATCTTTTACAATCATAAATCCTACATCCATAGTGACTCTAAGGGCTACTAATTCCTGTTCAAACAGGTTCACCGGTGTACCATCCTCATTTTTCAGTGTAGATAACTGTGCGGATTCATCCAGCTTATAAGACATACCAAACGGGATTCCATAGTACATATAATCGAAATCTCCTGCGTAGAGATTTCCCTTTGCCATACCTTTCAGATCCACAACTGGGAGTCCGTCAATGGTATTAGCACCTCTATCATACAGGCTTTCCACAATTACTCCATTTTCAATTTTATGCACATTCCGAAGAGTACTACGGTTCTTTTTCGTAGAGATAAATGCATTTACATCGTAATCCGCATCGTTTAATGCATCTTCCATGGAAAGAATATTATCGTAGTTAATACCTCCACTAATCACATTGCCTGCTGCTACTGCAGATTCTTCCAAAGACTGAGGAAATGGATTATCTACATTTCGGATAGCTGCATCATCAAATTTCTGATGGAAAGCTTCTGCAATCTTTGGCTTCATCTGCTCAAAGAAATCAGACATTTTGTAATGTAGAAACTCTCTGGAACATGGGATGATAACACCCAACTTCTTAGCAACCATCTTAGCTTTCATCCACTGCGGTTTAGAAGTCTGGATTTTCTCACCTTCACCTACCCAGTAAGCCCCTGGTCCTTTGGCAAAATATTCAAATTCTTTCTCTTTCCCATTCATTTCCTCATACTTCGCAAGCTGCATCACTTTGCTGTTGTTGATGATTTCTTTTAAAATCAATTTATTATATTTCTCTGGGATAGTGCCATCTTTCTGTTCGTACATGGTTACGTTGTCTGGGTTGATTGTCTGTGCAAATAACTGCATTCCATACTTTCTATTTTTGTTCATGTTATTTTACCTCCACTATTTAATAATTCTTGCTTCTCTTGCCATATCTCCGATTCCTAAGCTTGCTTTGGATGCAGAAAATCCGCCACCATCCTTGGGCGTTTCCTGGCGGGCTTTTCCTTTTACCGCCTCATTTACTGCTGCATTAAAAAGCTCCACAAAGGAATCTACTGCTTTTTTTGTTTCCCCGGCATCCTTCGATACCATAAAAGCAAGTAACTCATCTGAGATATTGATGTTCTTTTCAGACAGCATTTTTCTCGCTTCATCCCTCATATTGGATAAAGCTTTCTCATTTTCCAGTTCTGCAATCTTATCTTCCAACTGCTTATTTTTATAGTCCGCTTTCTCCTGGGCATTCATTTTGGCAAGCTTTTTTGCTTCTTCTTCTGCTGCCTTTGCGCTCTTCTCCCATTCTTTTCTCATACGCTCGATATCTTCTTCGGTATATTTGGCCTCAGGAGCTGGCGGGGTCTCTGGATCTGTCACTTCCGGTTTACCCTCTGGGTCTGGGTTCGGTGGAGCTAGGTTTCCTCCTGGTTCTTCTGCAAATAACTGCAGCATGGTTTTAAATACTTTGTTACGCATCTTTTTCTCCTTTCAAACGATTTTTACATAGTCTGGAAACTCATCTGCAATCATGCAGATGCCAATGAAAAAGGAATCCACCAGAGTTTTTGCTTTCTCTGAAAGATTCCCATACTTTATATCAGCCCTTCCGGGCGAGATATCATATTCTATTTTGTCCTCAGTCAAATCCTCTATGGATTTTACTAAATTTTGCGTAAGAGTGGTCACTCCTGCACATACAATATCTTTTCCTTTTTCCTCATATCCTGCATGGCCATCTATAATCAAGCTATTTTCACGGATTTTTACTACAATCAAATACATCACCGCCTTTCCCTAAAAATGAGCATAAAAACACCGCCTAATTTCTCAGGCAGTGTTCTAAAACTTATTCAAACTCAATAATACCAGAAAAAAACTGGTATAACTTTCGTCCATAAGAGGTAAGTCTGTAAGATTCAAATTTACTGATTCTTTTCAGACGTTTTAACTTAGGATTCTTCTTTCCCTTCGTCACATCTTCTAAGTACTGAGCGACATTCCTCATATTCTCATCCATATCCAAATCATTTTTGCTTTCTAAAAGTCCTAACCTGGATAATTTTTCCTTAATCATACCTAACTGTGAATAATCCAGCTTGTAATCTTCCATAATTGTTTGCACATCTTCATCACATGCGATATAAAGCCTTAACACTCTCAGATCCAAAATTGTTAATTGTTCCAGAGTATCATAATACATAAGGATCGTATCTTCTTGTGACAGAACATTTCCTGTTACATTTATAAAACCATTTACAATATAATTCATCTTTTCCTGTTGCTTTTCTTGTGAAGCATAATCTGCGATTAATCCAAAATAATTCGATTGAATTTCTTTTTTCTTTTCCTCTTCCAGTTTCTCAAGCCGTGCATTTATTGCATCTTGATTTTCAACAATTTTGGATATATACAGTTCATAATTTTTTTCTAATTTCTTTTGTTTATATGATAACATCATATTACCAACTCCCGGTATTACTATTCCTGCTGCCTCACCAATAATTTCAACTGCCGTACCTTTTACCATCTCTGCAGCTATTGCTGGACCAGCTTCCTCCATCAATATCTTTCCAAGTTCTCCTTTTGCAGAATCTATCAGATTATTTAATCTTTCGCCCATAATAATCCCTCCATATTTTTTATCAAATTATACTATAATATTTCAGTCAAAACTACTATGAGCATAAAAATACCACCAGCCATTTCTAACTGATGGTATAGAAAACTATATAAAAATATTCTATCAAAGAACTAGAACTCTTTGGCAGGCGTGCGCTTCTCCTGCATCTCTCGGGATTTTCCCTGTCAGTACCGGCGGCGTGTGGACCGCACGAAATCTTCCACCTCAAAGAGCTCTGTTCTTATCATACTTCTATAATACATTGATTATTCCCTCTTGTAAAGAATTTTCTTGTTCCTCAATAATCTTTTCCACTCTTTTTCATCTATTTTCATAAACGTGATGATTGAATTCTTGTATTTTGGATTATCTTGAGACGTTGCCAAACGAATCACCGTTTTGAATACCTCCTGAGCCATTTTTATTTCTTTTAAAACTAACGCTGTGCTTGGTTTATTGGCTTCTATGATATAATCAGGACTGGCAACTATCTCCTCAAAATAAGAGGAAAATCTTTCATAATCATTTGGATGTCTGTCTTTAATATGTTGAATCTGGTTATCTGTAATAATAACTTCATCCGTCACAATATCCTTTGTAATGCATTTGTAAATTTCTTTATCAATTTTTCCTACTGTATGCACATCTGCTACCTCTTTTGCACCTGATGGAATCATTGTATCAGAATCAACTTGCTTTGCAATGGTTTTCCCTTTTTTTTTCAATTTCTCCCATTCAGCAGTAGTACCACCCTTGTCCAGAAAATCCATCCATGCCTCATACTCTTCGTTATCTTCCCATGCCGCTGTAGAACAATGACAAAAAGGATGCATAGGAGGCGCATTCTCGCCAATCATCATATCTTTGACTTTAAAATGTTTTCCATCCAGTCCTTTGCAGATTCCGCATACATCATTCTTTCCACATGCTATGTATTCGTAATATTCAAACCCATTCCTTTCCAGGGACTGTTTCTGGGCTTCTGTCTGTATTCTGGCAGACTCTGTAATCATAAGACGTTCTGCATTGTACTGGCTTACTCCAAAACGCTTTCTAAGATGTGTAGCAAGTTCTCTTGGGTGTTTTCCCTGTATGATGTTCTGCTGCAAAAGTTTCGATAAATCTGCCTTTAGCATGTCCTGGTACATCCAGATACGGTCTGAAAAAGTTGCATTATGGAAAGAAGCATTTACAATAGCATGTGCCGCTTTAGCATTATCCTGTATGGATTTTCCAAGAATTCCAGCTTGTCTTTCCAGCTCCTCCAATGTCTTTTCTGTTAATTTTTCTCCCAGAAGCTTTTCCAGTTCATCAAACCCACTGACCAGTTCCAGGCCAATCTTAGCTTTTAACAGTTCCAGACGATTCACTTTCATGGTAAGGTTATAAAGGCGCATCTCTTCATTAGCCTTATCTGAGAAATCTTTTTCTGCCACATACTTCTTGGCTTTCCTTGCGTATTCCTCAATATCCAGCTTAGATGCGCGTTTCTTAGCTTCCGCAATGGTAATTCCTTCCTTCTTCGCATACCGGACATAAAACCCATTAATTTCCTTCTGGATTTCGTCTAACATGTTCTGGTGGATTTCTGCTATCTGCTTTTGATATGCTGCATCATCCCTGATATTTTTCCTTTGCTGGGCTGTTTCTCTTTTTTTCCAGTATTCCTGTGAACTCATTTATAATTCTCCATCTAATATTGCCCTTGCCTCATCTTTGTTAATTCCAATTGCTGTAGATATCAAATTTACTGCCTGTCCTTCCGAAAGAGTTCCAGCGCTAAATTGTGACATAATAGCAATAAGGCTTTGTGTCTGGGCACCATTTAATGATTTACCCTGAACTTCTGCCCCCCCCATCATCCTGCCGCACCTGATTTCCAAACATAGAAGCCATAACAGGGTCTTGCTCGTTTTCTTTTTCCTCTTTCTGGATTTTTTCTAACTCTGCTTTCACATCATCAATGAAGGAGGCAAGTCCCATGAGGGTTTCCTGGCTAATTTCCATACCGGAATCAACAAGTGTTTTCAACTCTTCCAATACAGCTTTTGGAAGGTTTGGTGTGAATGTAATGGTTAAATTATCAAGGCTCGCATTATCAGCTTCATTCACGTAGTTTTTCATGTTCAGAAGCAGCCGATATCTTCGCATAAGTCCTTTTTTGAACCCTCGCTGTCCTGTCTTTGCCATCTGCTGGAATCCGAATAATTTGTACTTCATAGCCTCCCCTGACTGAGTGCCAGAAAAAGAATCATCTGTTAAATCCGGTACAAAGGAAATCTTATGAATATCTTTTTGCAGTCTTTCTTTGTAGGCTTCTGTCCCCGTTACATCATATTGCTTATAGATGTATTTTGCATCTGTCTGTGATTTACTTCCATCTGGGTTCACTCCTTCAGTTAAAAGCATTAAATTTGCTTTTTTCATTTTTATAAGATCGTCCGTTTTATATTTATTCAGATTTAGATTTCCTGTAATTATCATAGTTGCTTCATTTAAATCTGTCATATAATTAGCGGTATCTGATTGCGCTGCATCATATAAATCAATGAGAGGGATTACATCTTCGTATCCGCTCATGCGATATCTGTCCGGTGAATACTCTGTAATTGGCACTTCTTCCCAATAATGGTGTTCCCTTTTCTCTTCTTCCAGCCTCAGCGCATTCATCTGACATGGTTTATAGGTAATAATCTCTTTATCCGTATAGACAGTAACGGTGGTAAATTCCTGAGTTTCTACCTTGTATCTCGGATAACGTACCGCAAAAAGTGGTGTTCTTTCCACATCTAACCCATAACATACAAAAGTTTCAAACACATTGCTGATAACAGACTTGTCCTTATCCTGCTTATTTCTGTATTGGAGTTCATAAGCTCTTCCATATTTTTTCATATCACGCCACAACTCACTGTCCAGAGCTTCAATATCATTTTCCTTATCGTATTCTGCAATGATTTCATTTATTTTTTCATTATCACTTACTTTTTTGATAGGAACTCCTGTATTGTAACCAACATCAAATACATTGATGACCTTAGCAAAATTATGAGCCGCCCTGTGGTCTGCTCTTTCTTCTTCATTTCTCCTAGAATTGTCACTGTATATTCCATTATTTCTAGCCTTTATATAGTCATCTAATGCCTCAAGTCTGGGACATTGGACCTCATGATGGTTTCGAATCATGGAAGCCAGCTTATTCACATCATCCAAAATTTCCTCTGCGCTATTAGCACGATAGGAGCGGTTTGTCTCTGGTCCGTACAATTGCTGGAAACTTTTTGAGGTGTGATGTGCTGCATCTGTTCCATGTTCAAATTTATTTACTTCTAACATTTATAACATTCCTTTCAATTTCTCCGCTTGCTCAGCCATGCTCTGTCCAGGCAATTCAATCTCATTCACTGTCATATCAGAATAAATACCATATCGGATTGCACAGAGAACATCGTCATTTTCTTTTAGCGGTTCCCCAGTATTTTTCTTCCAAATATATTTATAAATTTCTTCCCTGAATCTTGGGCACTGGGAATATACGATAAAGAATTGTTTATTCGTCATTAGAGTAGCAATGGCTTCAATCCCAGAAAGTACACGGTTATTTCCCGCATAAGCATCAATGCCAGCATTCTGAAACGCTGCAATGTGCTCCGGTCTTGCTGGATCGCAATAAAAAGGGACATCACCATAACGTCTGATGATATCCTTTGCTGCTGTTATCCAATCTTTGATATACTTATGCTGTGCAGCATATTCTTCAACAATATAGTAGCTGCTGCCTTTAACGCCAACCACCACAATAGCACCCCAGTGTTCCCATCCCCAGTCAACTCCACAAAATACCCTGTCAAATATGATTTGTTTTGCCTGCAACGGTGTAATCACATGGACATTCTGGTCAAAATCAGGATACACAACACCTTCTCCAGAAACCCACGCCCCGTTAATGCCTCTATCATAGAACATTCCTTTTGGTGTAGATTCTTTGATATTTTTGATATAGCGCTCATCCAGGAATGTGTTATCATCCAGGCAGAAGTGAAAATTCAAGATGCCTGCCGCTGTTGATTTTATATAATCTTTCAACAGCCAATGTTCCGGATGGTCTGGGTTGGTATCTGCAATAATCCTGGCACCAGATCCCGAACACCTTGCTTTGATTTCGTCAAATACTTCCTGATTTGCCAAAGATGCTTCATTGATATACGCACCAAAAGCTGTCATTCCTCGAATGCGTCCAAGCCCGCTAATATTCCCATGTGATGTCTGTACTATCTTTACACCAAATAAAGTAAAATTATTGAATTTATCAAATTTAAACTGAAATCCATATTTATTGGATAACTCTGTCAAAATATTATCCTGAATGTTTCCCATGGAATATCCAGCAAGAATGTACTGTGGTGTGTCAATTCCCAGTTTATCTGCAGTTTTTCTAACACGAATCAACTCTTGCAGGAAGATATCGTTATCCAACTGCGTTTTGCCAGACCGCTTTGCCCCATGATTTATAAGCAGGAACCAATCTGTATTTCTGCAGGCTCTTAGAATTTCTAACTGTTTAGGAGTATACGCTTTACTAAGATTCAGCATCTAACGCACCTCCAATGGCTTCAAACAGTTTCATCACTTTATCTTCTGTTTCATCCTGTCCAGAACCTTTTATTTGTTCTGTCTTGGCTCTTACATTTTCAATTCTTGCTCTTTGTTCCTCTGTTGCCATATCCATATGCTCTCCAAGCCATTCCAGGGCTTTCATTTTGTCTGGCAGCTTTATGCTTGCGCCATCTTTCCCCTGTTTTACTTCTGCAATCAGGGTTCCATCTACTTCTGAGGAATCTTTGAAGCGAACAACATTTACCCTTTTCGTGAGGGTTTTCTTTTCTCCTGTTTCCTCATCTTTCACCTGTACTGGTCCGTATACTGCCATTACTGGGACATCCTCCTGGCCAAATTCTACGAAATCTGTTATGTCTGAAAAGGCTATATCCATGTACTTCTGGAAGATATCGGATTCATCTAACATCTCACGGTTTAGACGGTTTTTCTTTAATCGTTGTATTTCTTTTTTTACTCCATCATTCTCCAACAATCTATACCCTATAGATGCTGCAGTATTATAATCTACTTCATATGCTTTCTGATATGCCTTTGTAGCATTAAAACACTTGACATACAAAACACAAAAAAGCCTTTGCTTATCGGTTAATTCAGCATTTTCTATCACCTGCTCAACCGCTTCTGCAATGGCTTCTTTTTTTACATTGTTTTTATCAGTTTTTTGTGTGCACACCTTTCCTGTTTTTGTGTGCACACTTTTTTTACCATCCTTTGACCATTTGTATCTGGTCTTCCAGGACTTTACTGTATTTATGGTCACGCCGTATTTCTCGGCTATTTCTTTGTACTTCATGCCATTTCGGTAATCCTGATAGGCAAGCTCATTATTTGGTGTCTTTACCTCTCCACTCAATATCACCACCTCTCATTTCGTTTGTTTTGGAAAGTACGGAGAGTAGGAATCGAACCCACAATCGCTGGATATAAGCCAGGTGCAACGTACCACATCACCTTCTCCGCATAAAGAAAGACACCCGAACAATCGGATGCCTGTTGTTTTTACTCTTTCTTTTATTCTTTTATGTTGTCTCCCAACTCATGAAATAATTCTGACAATTCATGCGCTTCTTTCTTTGTCAGGGCGTGTGAATAATATTCGTCACACTCTTCTGAAATCAAAAATTTTCCATCATAAAATCCAATAGA